AAACAATATAAAGATTTCACATTAGTGGAAGATACAGCTACAGGTCAAATTGATATTCAAAGAATGAAGGCACTTGATGATGACTCAGCTAGTTACTATGGTAACCCTTTAGTTGAAGAAACTCACATGAGTTATAAACCTGGAAAAGGTCAAGCTGACGAAATGACTGGACCAATTCCTGATGAGTATGAAGAAGGCACAGCTTATTTAAGAACTGATAGAGAATATGCAGGAGAGGTTGTTGATGAAGTGTCTGGAGTTTCTGATGATATATTTCAAGAAGCAGGTGTACCTGTACCAGAAGCAATTAGAAAAAAATAATGACTAAATACCCTAAAACTAATTTACTACCACCAAAGTCTGGACCTCAATCACAAGGGTTGAATATTAATTATAATACTGTAAAAGTAATAAAACTGGAGAAAATAAATGGCAGAGATAGACAAGAGTCTTCCAAACAAAATAGAAAAAGAACTTAATCTACCTTCTGAAGCTGAGATAGCTGAAGATCAATTACAGGATCAAGAAGAGTTAGCAGAAGTTGGTGAGCCTATTGACATACAAGAAAACGAAGATGGATCAGTTGATATAAACTATGATCCAGCTATTGCGTCTGTTGCTGGAACAGAAAATCATTATGATAATTTAGCTGAGCATTTACCAGATTCAGTATTAGGAACTTTAGGAAGTGATCTTTATCAAGACTTCCAAGAATATAATAATTCAAGAAAAGATTGGGAAAGAGCTTACAAAGAAGGTTTAGATCTTTTAGGATTTAAATATGATAAAAGAACAGAACCCTTCAGTGGTGCATCAGGTGCAACACATCCAGTTTTAGCTGAAGCGGTTACACAGTTTCAAGCGTTAGCTTATAAAGAATTATTACCAGCAGAAGGACCTGTTAGAACTCAAGTTATGGGTTCTCCAACTCCTGAAAAAGAACAACAATCTAAAAGAGTTAAAAATTTCATGAACTATCAATTGATGGATCAAATGAAAGAATATGAACCTGAGTTTGATCAAATGTTATTTTATCTACCACTAGCAGGATCTTCATTTAAAAAAGTTTACTACGATGAATTACTAGGAAGAGCAGTTTCTAAATTTGTACCAGCAGATGATTTAGTAGTACCTTATTCTGCAACATCATTAGATGATGCTGAAGCTATTATTCATAGAATTAAAATATCAGGTAATGAATTAAGAAAACAACAAGTTGCAGGTTTTTATAGAGATATAGAATTAACTTCAGGAACAGACAATGAATCCGAAGTTGAAAAAGAAGAAATGGAATTGGAAGGTAGAACTAAATCAGGTAGAGAAGATGATGTATTTACAATATTAGAATACCACATTAATTTAGATTTAGAAGGTTTTGAAGACGTTGGAGAAGACTTAGAACCTACTGGAATTAAACTTCCATACATTGTAACATTAGAAGAAAGCTCAAGAAGTATTTTATCTATTAAAAGAAACTATGAAGTAGATGATCCAAAGAAAACAAAAATAAATTATTTTGTTCATTTCAAATTTTTACCAGGTTTAGGTTTCTATGGTTTCGGTTTAATCCACATGATAGGTGGACTGTCTAGAACAGCAACCGCAGCTTTAAGACAGCTCTTAGATGCGGGAACGCTTTCTAATCTGCCAGCTGGATTCAAACAAAGAGGTATAAGAATCAGAGATGATGCGCAATCAATCCAACCAGGCGAATTTAGAGACGTTGATGCTCCAGGAGGAAATATCAGAGATTCATTTATGATGCTTCCATTCAAAGAGCCTTCTCAAACTTTATTACAATTAATGGGGGTCGTTGTAAACGCAGGGCAAAGATTTGCATCTATTGCCGACATGCAAGTAGGTGATGGGAATCAACAAGCAGCAGTGGGAACGACCGTAGCTTTGTTGGAAAGAGGTAGCAGAACTATGTCTGCGATTCACAAAAGAATTTATTCATCACTTAAAAATGAATTTAAATTACTAGCAAGAGTATTTAAACTTTATCTACCGGAAGAATATCCCTACGATGTAGTTGGAGGAGAGAGAACAATCAAACAATCAGATTTTGATGACCGAGTAGATATCTTGCCAGTTGCTGACCCTAACATTTTCTCACAAACACAGCGAATCTCTCTCGCTCAGACAGAGTTGCAGCTGGCAACTTCTAACCCACAAATTCATAATCAATATGAAGTTTATAGAAATATGTATGAAGCTTTAGGTGTTAAAGATATTGATAAAATTTTAATTCGACCACAACCCCCACAACCAAAGGACCCTGCTTTAGAACACATTGATTCTTTGGCAGGGAAACCATTCCAAGCTTTTCCAGGACAAGATCATAGAGCACACATTACTGCTCACATGAACTTCATGGCAACTAATATGGCTAGAAATAATCCAGTTGTAATGGCATCATTAGAAAAAAATATTTTTGAACACATTTCATTAATGGCTCAAGAGCAAGTTGAAATTGAATTTAGAGAAGAGATGCAACAGATTCAACAAATGCAAATGATGATGCAAAATCCTCAAATGCAACAAAACCCTCAAGCAGCTCAACAAATGCAAATACAAATAAAAATGACTGTAGATAAAATTGAATCTAGAAAAGCAGTTTTAATTGCTGAGATGATGGAAGATTTTATGAAAAAAGAAAAAGAAATAACAAGTCAATTTGATAATGATCCTATTGCTACACTAAGAGCAAGAGAGTTAGATATTAGAGCACAAGAAAATGCTAGAAAAAAAGAAGAATCTGATCAAAGAATTAACCTTGATAAGATGAAAGCAATGATGAATCAAATGACTGACCAACAAAAAATGCAACAAAACGAAGATTTAGCTAATTTAAGAGCGGATACATCAATTGAAAAGACAATTTTATCTGCTGAATTAAAAAAGGACATGTAAAATGAAAAAATCAATGACAAAAACACAAAAAAAGGTTAAAAAGGTGATGAAGGAGTTTAAAAAAGGTGAACTCAACATCGGTAAATCGAAGAAAAAGGTAAAAAATCCTAAACAAGCGATTGCAATAGCTCTTTCTGAAGCCGGTAAATCAAAAAGAAAAGGTTAATATGAAAAAAGATAAATCAAAAGCTAATAAAAGTTCTAAATCTGTATCTAATTCTATGTCTTCTAATATTAAAGACGTTGAGATGACTAAACCTAATGAATCTCAAACAGTAGAAGTTAAAGGTATGGGAAAAATGTTAGCTAATAAAAAGAAAACTGCTACTTGGTACTAAGTTATGTGGTTCAGCGCTATTAAATTAGCTGCACAAGCAGGCTCTCACATATTTAAAAACCGTCAAAAGACAAAAATGTTAATGGCGGATGCACAAATGCGTCATGCAGAAAAAATGGCGAATGGTGAAGCCGAATATCAAGGTAAATTATTAGAATCTAGAAATTCGGATTGGAAAGACGAATTTATTTTGCTTTTATTGTCGGCGCCTATCGTAATGTTAAGTTGGGCAGTCTTTTCAGAAGACCCAAGTGCAATGGAGAAAATGAAATTGTTCTTTGAATATTTTTCACAACTTCCATTTTGGTATCAAACAATTTTTGTAGGGGTCATAGCGAGCGTCTATGGACTTAAAGCAACAGATCTGATAAAGAGAAAATAAACAAGGAGAAAAACATGAAAACAAAAAAGAAAATCCCTGCCGGTAAAAAAGGTAAAGGTATAAAAGCTCTTAAAAAGAAAGCACCACAAGTTGCGAAAGCAATGGGTTATAAAAAAGGAGGAAAAGTATAATGGCTAAACGTGGTTTGTACGCAAATATTCATGCGAAGAAAAAAAGAATCGCTGCAGGTTCAGGTGAGAAGATGAGAAAACCTGGAACTAAAGGTGCACCTACTGCTGCTAATTTTAAAAGAGCAGCTAAGACAGCTAAAAAGAAAAAATAATGGCAAGAACTGCTGCATGGCAAAGAAAAGAAGGTAAGTCTAAATCTGGAGGCTTAAATGCTAAAGGAGTTGCATCTTACAGAGCAGCTAACCCAGGTTCCAAGTTAAAAACAGCTGTGACAACTAAGCCGTCTAAGTTGAAAAAAGGTTCAAAAGATGCTAAACGTAGAGCTTCTTTTTGTGCAAGAATGAAAGGCATGAGAAAAAGACAAAAGCCTAGTAATAATACAGGTGAAGATAGATTATCTAAATCACTTAGAAAATGGAATTGTTAAATGTCAGATTATAATACGTTAGAAACATTTGTACCAACATTAAGAAAAATTATAAGAAATTCTTATCAGTCCGTAGGTGAAACTATGGTTGCTGGTGGAGTAAAAGATATGGAAAATTATAAATATCTTTTAGGTCAGGCGCATGCCTATCAAACAATAGATCAGGAAATCTCTAACCTGCTAAATCCAAAGGAGCAAAAAAATGAAACTGAAGACAGAGAAAACGTCGTCCAATTCCAACCAGGAAGTCCCGAAGACTAGACTTGCGTTAGAAGAAAAATACAACGACGAAAAAAAAGAAGTATTAAAAAAGGAAGAAAAAGAAAAAAGAGTTGACGAAACAAACGTTGCGTCTATTCAAGATGAATTACCTGAACCTGCTGGTTTTAGGCTTTTAGTTTTACCTTTTACACCAAAAGAAAAAACTAAAGGTGGTATACTAGTTGCCCAGGAAACATTAGACAGATTAAGAATCGCAGTTAACTGTGGTTACGTAATAAAATTGGGACCATTAGCTTATAAGGATGAAGATAAATTTCCTACAGGCGCATGGTGCAAAAAAGGTGATTGGGTTATCTTTGCAAGATACGCTGGATCACGTTTACCAATAGAAGGTGGAGAAGTCCGTCTTCTTAACGACGATGAGGTTCTTGGAACTATAAAAGATCCAGAATCTGTATTGCATCACATATAACATAGGAGGAACTATGCAAGAACAAGAAGAAAACAAAAAAGACATTCCTATGGTTGATATTGATTCATCAGGACCCGATACGGAAATCGAATTAAAAGACGATGTCCAAGAAAAGGAAACTGAAATCGAAACAACTAAGGAAGAAGTAGAAGAGTCACAAGCTACCAGCCCCGAGTCTGAAGAGACGAGTGGCGAGGAAAAAAGTGATAACGAAAAGAAAGAAGAATTAGAGAATTATAGTAAAGACGTTCAAAGAAGAATAGCGAAGCTAACTAAGAAATGGAGAGAAGCACAAAGACAAGCTGATGAAGCTGTTGTTTTTGCTAAAACTCAAAAAGATCAAAGAGAAGCTATCGAGAAAAAATATTCTTCTGTTGAAGCAGCAGGTGTTAAGGATCGAGAGGCTAGGATAACAGCCGCTTTAGATGCAGCACAAGCTAAACTTTTATCAGCTAGAGAAAACAATGATATAGCTGCTGAAGTTGAAGCAAATAAACAAATTGCCATGTTAGGTTATGAGGAAGCTAGACTTTCTGAAGCAAAACTTATGGCAGAAGAAAAAAGTAAAATAGAAGCACCTTCGAGAGAAGTGCCTGTTTTAAACAATTATCAGCAACAAACACAACAAGTAGATCCTAAAGCAGAAGAATGGGGAGCTAAAAACAAGTGGTTTGGTACTGATAGTGCAATGACATACACCGCTTTTGACATCCATGGTAAATTGGAATCAGAAGGGTACGATGCAAACTCAGATGAATATTATGCTGAAATTGATAAAAGAATAAGACTTGAATTTCCGCATAAATTTGCTACAACTGTAGGTAAGGTTGAAGAAAATACGACTAAACCTGTACAGCAAGTAGCGTCGGCGACGCGAAGTACGAAGACAAGTCGCAAAACCATCAGGCTCACCCCTACTGAGGTTGCTATCGCCAAAAAATTAGGAGTGTCATTGGAAGATTATGCAAAACAAAAAAAAATCATGAAGGAGGTTTAAGCATATGAGTGAAGAAAATAAAATAAAGACCCCTCGTGCGAGTCAGTCAAGAGCTAACGATGTTAGACCACAGACTTGGACTCCACCATCTAACTTGGACGCACCACCTGCGCCAGACGGATTTAAACATAGGTGGATAAGAGCCGAGACTATGGGCTTTGATGATACAAAGAACATGTCAGGTAAGTTGCGAAGTGGTTGGGAGCTTGTAAGAGCAGACCAATACCCTGAACAACAATATCCATCAGTTAATGAAGGAAAATACGCAGGAGTGATCGGAGTTGGAGGCCTATTGCTGGCAAGGATACCGGAAGAGATTGCAGCGGCAAGAGATGCTTACTACGCTAAGCAGGTTCATGACCGAGAAGAAGCAGTTAACAACGATCTTATGAAGGAACAGCACCCAAGTATGCCTATCAATAGTGATAGACAGAGTCGCGTAACTTTTGGTGGTACTAAAAAATAATTTTTTAGCAATACCAATCTACCGTGATACTAAACTATAAACCAAGGAGAAAAAACTATGGCAAACCAAAACGCACCTTTCGGTCTTAAACCGATTGGAAAAGTTGGTCAGAACGCAGACAACCAAGGTTTAAGTGAATATAGTATTGCAGCGAGTGCAACAGCTATTTACCAAAATGACCCCGTGAAAATGGCGGCAACTGGTACTATAGCAGTAGCGGGAGCAGGCGGAGCAATATTAGGATCACTTAATGGTGTGTTCTATACTGACACTACAAACAAACCTAGATGGGCAAATCATTTAGCTACAGGAAATGCAGCTACTGATATCGTTGGATTCGTTTCTGATGACCCTTATGAAAGGTTTGAAATACAATGTAACTCAACTGCTGCTCAAGCGGATGTGTTCTTAAACGGAGACATTACATACCTAGCTGGTGATTCAGCTAACTATGTTTCTAAAGTAATGTTAAACAAAGCAACTGTAACTGCTGATGCAGATGTTACTTTGAGAATCTTAGGAATCTCAAAAGACATCGCTAACAGTGATCAGACTGCTGCTAACGTTAATTTAGTTGTTTCTATCAATGAACATGATCTAGCTAAAGGCACAGCCGGAATCTAATAAAGGAGGATAACTATGGCGATAAGTAGAGGACAACTAGTTAAAGAACTAGAACCAGGTTTGAATGCTTTATTCGGTCTGGAGTACAAAAGATATGAGAATCAACACAGCGAGATTTTCGACAGCGAAAATTCAGACAGAGCTTTTGAAGAAGAAGTGATGTTATCTGGATTTGCTAATGCGGCGGTTAAACCTGAAGGATCAGGCGTAACTTTCGATAACGCTCAAGAAACTTTCACTGCTAGATACACTCATGACACTATAGCACTTGCTTTCTCAATCACTGAAGAAGCGATTGAAGACAACTTGTATGATAGATTAGCTTCTAGATATACAAAAGCGTTAGCAAGATCTATGGCAAACACTAAGCAAGTAAAAGCGGCGAACGTTCTAAATAATGCATTTTCAACATCTTTCCAAGGTGGTGACGGTGTTCCATTATTAGATCAATCACACCCAACAATTGCTGGTTCATTCAGAAATGAATTAGCGACTGCAGCGGACTTAAACGAAACTTCATTAGAGCAATCTCTTATTGATATTGCAGCTTTCACTGATGAAAGAGGTCTTAAGATCGCAGCTAGAGGTATGAAATTAATTATTCCAAGTGAACTACAATTCACAGCGGAAAGATTAATGAAATCATCTCAAAGAGTTGGTACTGCTGATAATGATATTAACGCACTTGGCTCTATGGGAATGATCCCTCAAGGGTACACTGTTAACAATTACTTAACAGACACAGATGCGTTCTTTATCAAAACAGACGTGCCTAATGGTATGAAAATGTTCGTAAGATCACCAATCAAAACTTCTATGGAAGGTGATTTTGATACTGGAAACGTAAGATACAAAGCTAGAGAAAGATACAGCTTCGGCTGGTCTGACCCTAGAGGTATGTTCGGTTCTCCAGGAGCAGCATAATTATTTGTAATAATTATTTTGAAGGGGCCCTTTACGGGCCCTTTCTTTTTTGTTAGAAAGAGAAACCGATGAAATATAAATACTTAATAAAAATATATACTAAATACCTTCAAACTAAGTTTGAAACAGAAAGTCAAACAGAGATAAGTGATGTTGAAGAACTACATAAACCTATCATTGACTTTATAGGAAAAAATGATATACAATGGGAAAAAAACGATCTGCAGTACACTAGTACTTCAAATGGTTTTTATATAACCTATGAGGAGGTTAATGATGGCTCAGGACAACATGGTACTGTTCGCAAAGAAACTGAAACTCGAATCTAATTGGAACGAGTTGTTTCTTGAAAACAGAGGACAAATAACACCAGAAATGTCTGTTTTAGGTGATGAGATCAAAGTAGTTATTAGATCAATCATCAGACAACAAGAAGAGGAAGTCCACAACAATCCTAGAGATGGTGAAATCCATCTTTATGCTGGTTAATTAGGACTTTAACATTGTTAAAAAAGATCTTTTTATCATAGGGATTTCTTGCACTTTTTTTAAAATTCATATATAAAATAAACACTATACATAAAATTGAATATCGACGCGTATAGTCGACAGCCTAGAGACGGTATTCAAATAACTAGGAGGATAATAAAATGGCAAAAACAACTTTTAATGGTCCAGTAATAGCTTTAAACGGTTTCATTGGTGGTCCTAGCGTAAACAAAAGTGACACAGGGCAAGGTGGATCAACTCCATATGCTTTTACAAATGTTACTACAATTACAAGTTCTGCAGGTGTTTTAATAGCAACTGAGAATGAAGGAGTTTGTGTTTACACAAGCGACTGTATTTCTTCAGCAGCAGGATATGTATTTTCTGATGGAATTACTTGGAAGCAAATGAATGCTCCAGCTAGTGACATTGACGGCGTATAATAATTAATGGAGCCCTTCGGGGCTCCTACAAAATTTAAGGAGAAAAAATATGGCAGCTAAAGCGGACATACAAGCAACAAGAATTGCAGCAGCTACTTCAAATGTAGTTATTGCACCACCTGTAAGATTAAAAGGTATTATTGTTGCTGGACTAGCAACATCTGGTACAGTTATACTAAAAACTACAAGCGCAACTGGAACAACTTTATTTCAAGGTGATGTTCCTGCAGGAGATATAATTAACTTTTCATTTCCTGAAGATGGAATATTATTTCCAAAAGGTGTTTTTGTTTCTACATTTACTGTAGCAGCAGTTACTTTATTGACGGACAAATATTCAGGACCTGGATTAACAGCAGAGTAAGGAGCTTAAATGGCTAACACTACTTCTGGTACAACCACATTCGAAAAAAACTTTTCTATTGACGAAATCATAGAAGAGGCGTATGAACGAATTGGTCTACAAACAAATTCAGGTTACGACATTAGAACAGCAAGAAGATCTTTGAACATCATGTTCCAAGAATGGTCTAATAGAGGATTACATTTTTGGGAAGTAGGTAATAATTTAATTACTTTAGTCGATGGTCAACAAACTTATACAATGTATCGTTCAAGCTCTGATGGAACTTCGGACGCCACTAGTATATATGGTGTTGATGATATATTGGAGTGCTCTTATAGGAATGCATCTTCTGTAGATTCACCTTTAACTAAAATAGATAGATCTGCATATCAAGCTCTTTCAAATAAAACTTCCACAGGTCAACCTAGTCAATATTTTGTACAAAGATTTATTGATAAAGTAACTATAACTTTATACTTAACTCCTGGAAGTACAGAAGCAGGTAATTTTATTAATTATTATTATGTAAGTAGAATTCAAGATGCAGGTGATTACACTAATGCAGTTGATGTCCCTTATAGATTTGTACCATGTATGTGTGCAGGTTTAGCTTATTATTTAGCAATTAAAAAAGCACCACAAAGAACTCAAGAATTAAAATTATTATATGAAGATGAATTAAATAGAGCATTACAAGAAGATGGTTCTTCTTCTAGTTCTTTTATAACACCTAAAACATATTACCCAGGAACTTAATGTCTAATTTATCAAAAGGAAAATATGCACAATTTATTTCAGATAGATCAGGTGTGGCTTTTCCATATAAAGAAATGGTTGTTGAATGGAATGGTGCAAGAGTTCACACTTCTGAATTTGAACCTAAGCAGCCTCAACTAGAACCGAAACCTTTTACAGCTGATCCACAAGGCTTAGCTCAAGCTAGACCTGATAGAACAGAACCTCCTGTTTTAATTTTATTACAAACAAATCCATTTCAAACAATTAAATATTCTGGAAACACTTACGTAAATGTTTATTCACCAAACAACGGTAGATCAACAGGAGACACAGTAAGATTTAGAGGACCTACTAGTCCTAATGGATATCAAAATGTACCTACTTTTGATAATGTATCAGATATAAGTAACTCAGATGGATTTACAATTACTGTTGGAAAAATAGATTCAAGTGGTAATGTAACAAACACAACAAATTATTATTATTTTCAAAGTTCTAATACAGCGACAAATGGTAATATAAGTGGCGGAGGAGACAATTGTTCTGCTGGTCCAGTAAACTTACAAGGTTAATATGACATACGATGAATTAGTACAAAAAATTAGAGATTACACAGAAGTAGATGATAATGTATTTACAGCTACTATTATTAATGGTTTTTTATCAGATGCTGAATTTAGAATTTTAAGAGATGTAGATTCTGACAATAATAGACAATATGCACAAGCAGATATTGTTAATGGTCAAAGATATGTAAATACACCTTTAGTAAATGACCAAACATTAGTTATAAGATCAGCGCAAATCACTAATTCTACAGGTGGTGCAGATAACTCTAGCCGCTCGTTTCTAGAGTATAGAGACACTAATTTTATATCTGAGTATAATCCAACAGGAACACAAGGATTACCAAAATACTACAGTTACTGGGATGAAAACACAATTGTGATAGCTCCAACACCAGATCAAAATTATAATATGCAGATAAATTATATCTTGAAACCAAATGGATTATCGAGTACAAATACAACTACATACTTAAGTACAGAATTCCCAAATGGCTTATTGTATGCGTGTCTCGTCGAGGCTTATGGATTCTTAAAAGGTCCAGCTGATATGATCCAATTTTATGAAGGAAAATATAAGCAAGCACTTGAAGGATTTACAGTAGAACAAATGGGAAGAAGAAGAAGAGATGAATACGATAGTGGTTCACCTCGACTTCCAAAACAATAATTAAGGAGTAAACTATGGCTATAACACAAGCAGTTGCAAATTCTTTCAAAAAAGAACTTATTGAAGGTGAGCACAACTTTAAATCTTCTGGAGGAGATGTTTTCAAATTAGCTCTGTATGTTTCTACTGCAACTTTAAATTCAGCAACTAC